AAAACGAGAATGATGCATTGGTTATGGATGTTGCATTCTATGGTGGTAACATGATTAACTTGTCTTGCAATAACAAATAAGGTATAATAACATTATGAATGAACTCTTAACTAAGAAGCAAGAATTACAAGTGCAAAAGATGAAATTGGATAAATTCTTTTCTATGTTTCTTGAGAAATTTGAAAGACAGATGGATCCAGATAGACTTGACACACCTGTATGGAAACTTTATAAAAATAAACTCAAGGAATATGAAAAAGTTCAACATGAGATTAAAGCAACTCAATATTGGATCAATAAGGAAAGAAATGTTTAATTCAGCAAACGAATTTTCATTATACATAGAAAATATAGTTCGTGAGAAAAATATATCTTACATGGATGCAGTTTTAGAATACTGTAAAGAGAACTATCTTGAACCAGAAGATATAACAAAGTTAGTTAATAAGTCCCTCAAAGATAAAATTGAGATGGATTTTAGAGAACTTAATTATTTACCTAAACAGGCACAGTTGGATGTGTGATGGATGGATTTAAGGCATATCGTTACTATCTTGCATTGAAACTTCACTTCACCACTGACAAATTTGATGTGTTCCAGAATCGTGGAAATGTTCGTGGTACTCGTGAAGCATTTAATGCTAGAAATGACAGATACATATTTGAGAAATTAGCACTAAAGCACTCGGATGATAAAGACATTATCCAGTTCTTTGTGGCTAACTTTGCGTATGGTAGAGATAGTGCCATTTATGCAGGGCAAGAAGCAGAAGATAATTACATGCAGTGGTTGAAACGTAAACAAAGTATCACTAAGATATTTGTTGATGATTTAGCCACGATACTAACTCATATTGAAGTTAATAAATTGAAATACTCAGCAATTTTTGAGTTTACTCAAAACGAATATCCAGTGGCACTAAGTTTATTCATTGGTGGTAAAATCTCAATCGAATCATTGCGAATCATAGATGACTTTACAGATATTCTTGATAAGTGGAGGATTCATCCTACAATACGTTACATATGGGATGATGAAATAAGAAGAATTACAAAGTTGACTGGATTCGTAAAATACGATAAAATTAAGTTATCAACAATCTTCGAGAAATTTAAGGAAGAAATTGCAGAGTAAATCATGGGCAAGACTTACAAGAAACAAAATCGTCAGTTTGACGACGAGCAAACCAGTGGGCGATCTGGAAAACATGCCAAACACTCTAACAACAAAAAGAGTGGTGGTATGAAAACGCTAAATAGTTATGTTGAAGAAGAAATTGACTTTGATGATGACGTCTTCGATGACGATATTGAAATGACTGATGATATTCAGATTCAACATATACAAAACGATACAAAGTAATACATTTTTATACAAAGGAAAATACGATGGACATTCAATCACTGCGCAAGATGCGCAACTCTGATTTCTCAGCCATTTCTGGTGCATTCGAGAAGATCGCAAATCCCCAAACCGAAACCAAGTCTTATGTTGACGATCGCTTCTGGCGATTGGAAGGTGATAAGGCAGGTAATGGTACAGCAACTATTCGATTCCTACCTAAAACTGATTCAGATGAACTCCCATGGGTTCGTATCTTCAGTCATGGTTTCCAAGGTCCAACTGGAAAATGGTATATCGAAAACTCACTAACTACTCTTGGTGAGAACGATCCTGTTGGTGAGTTGAACACAACTCTATGGAACTCTGGTTCTGAAGCCAACAAAGAAATCGCACGTAAACAAAAGCGTAAACTAAGTTTCATTGCCAACGTACTCGTGGTCAGCGATCCAAAGCATCCAGAGAATGAAGGTAAGGTATTCTTGTTTAAGTTTGGTAAGAAAATCTTTGATAAGATTATGGACAAAGCACGTCCAACTTTCGAAGATGAACAACCAGTAAACGTGTTTGACTTTGATGCTGGTGCTAACTTCAAACTACGTATGCGTAAGAAAGATGGTTACGCAAACTATGATGAGTCTGCATTTATGGATCCATCTCCAATTGGCACTGATGAAGAAATTGAACGTGCTCTAAACTCACGTCATAAACTGGCTGAGTTTATCGATCGTAAGAACTTTAAGTCTTATGACGAGTTGAAGAAGAAACTGAACGAAGTTCTTTCTGGTGATTCTTTTGCAGGTAAGTCTGCAGCACAGATCGCTGAAGATGAAGATCGTCCAGTAGCATCTGCACCTAAGATTGCTTCTAAACCAGCACCTAAGATGCCAGAAGTCACTGACGATGACGATGATGTAATGTCTTATTTTGAGAAGATTGCTAAAGAAGACTAAACAAAACAGTCAATAAACTTTGGGGGACTTTCGAGTCCCCCTTTTTGTTTTTAGTATCTTGTTTGTAGATATCTACTCTGCGAAGATTCAGCATTTCGAATATTTGGTTTAATAACATTAGTGGTGTTACTGTTATTAATCTTTGGAGCATTAACCACGTTTGTTTGAGTTCCACCACCCATAGAATCATTTGCTGCTTTGGTGTCAGCGTTTTCTTTTGATGCGTTATAAACTTTAGCACCATTGGTCATTAACATTCCACCACCAGCTGCAACGAAAGCTGTTGCCTTTAGCCATGGGAAATCATTAATGGCTTTCATAGAATCTTTATCGATCTTAGAAAGACCTTGCATAGCGTCAGCGATAGCTTTCATACCTTCAGCTGCAGCGAATAATCCATCTGCAGAATTCGCTAATTTTATAAGCTGATTGATTGGGCTATTATCAGCTCCACCAGAAAGAAGATTAGTAACTAAATTTCCTATTCCAGCAACAACATTTGCTGCAGCAAATGTAGCAAGTCCTCCAGAAACTGCAATTAGACCTAGTCCAACATCAGCAAGATTACCTCCGTCTATTTTTGCTAGTCGTTCAACAGAACCAACAACAGCATCAATAACATTTACTATTGCTTGAGATATAGCACCAATAGTTCCGCTAATTACATCTCCGATAGATTTTATAACATCTGGTATTGCTTTAATGGCTGTCATGAAAACATTACCAATAACATCAGCAACTTTCATTAGAACAGGTGCTAATGCTTCCATAAATGGAGTGGCATACTCCATTGCCTTGCCGATACCCATTAGAGAAACTGTTAGTGCAGCAAGACCAATTAGTGTAGCAGGATTGGCCATTGCTGCAAGTCCTTGTGCAAGACCAACCAATACACCACGAATACCTTGCCCAACACCACGACCAAGACCAGAGAATCCCATACCAAGAGATTTAAGACCAGCACCGATACTACCAAAGATACCTTTACCTGCTCCACCAGCATCTTCTCCACCACCAGCTGCAGATGTTTGTTTGCCTGCCATCGCTGCAGTATTATTAGCAATCTGTTGTAGAATATCTGTTTGAGAACCCAATACTTTGAGCATCTCATTTTTATCTTCTTTAGATGTTGCTGCTTCTAATGCTTTTGTAGATGTAGATTTAGTGGTCTCACCTTTATCAGATGGAGTTAGTGGCAACCCAGTCGATGGTTGATCACCAGTAAATAATCCCATAGTTTTGTCAGTCTTTACTAACTGTGCTGACTGTGCAGATCTTTGATCCAGTAGTGCTCTACCTCTATCTGTTTTAGCTAATGCCTCATCAGAAACATTCTGTCCTCTACCCAGAACTTTTTTAAGATCTGCAATATCTTTTTCAGTAGCTTGTAATGCTTTTGTTGCAGCTTGTGCTTGCGCAAATGCTTGATCTAAATCTTTACCTTTCAGTTTCTCGCCAGTCATTGCTTCCTGTGATTTACCGAATTCACGTTTGGCTATCTTTTTGTCAAAGATACCACCAATATTCATTGCACGCATTAAGTTTGTGCCAAAGTTACCATCACTAAATGCGTCTGTAAACGACTTTTGTAAATCCTTAAATTTATCACCAAAAGTCTTAAAGGTTTTAGTGCTCTTTGCTACTTCAGCCAATGCTTTTGCTTGCTCGTCCATTACCTTCTTTTGTTGAGCATAGAAATCTTTAGCGTCTTCAGCTGCTTTTTTTTCTACTGTTAGTAATTCATCAGTAAGATCTACTTGTTTTCGATCTGCCTTTAGATCTAACATAGCTTCTGCAGTGTTAGCTTCCATTAACAGTTTCATAGTAGAAAGTGTGTTAAGAGACTGCTCCTGTAGTTCTAGGAGTCTCTGAAATCCTTTTGGTGAAGCAGTGATAACAGCCATTACATTCTCTTCTTAGATTCTAGTCTTTGTTTTTCTTCTTCCAGATACTGTACTAGCATATGGACGTATATCTCACGCTCGAATGGTAACATATTTTCCAACTCTGTCAACGAATATTTATGATACTGCATTAATGCAAAGTTCATCTTATAATAATTCATCAACGAATCATGACAGAGGTTTATTAAAAAAAACTTTGAAGACCCTCCAGAGTCTTCTTGTGTTCTTTACCGCATAGTGGACATTTATACTCTATATCTTTCTTGATACGAGGCATTGTTGTAAAAAATTCGTTTACTTGTGCGAATTGTTCACTTGTTAAGTTTTCTAGGAACTGAATAATCTCTTCACGTGGAGTTTCTTTAGCGTAGAAAATCTCTTCGCCCTGATAGATGTAATCTACTGAGTCAGCTACAATTTGGAAAATAGATTCAAGATTATCTTCAGCACTTTCCATGCGTTTCATAATCTCAATATTTGGATATCTTAAAACCATACCCACTTCACCAAACAACTCAATTTTATTAGTGTGTTTTGGGTCTTTTTCTACTTCAATTGTAGCTAGATCGATTACTAGTTTAACTCTAGCCTTTTCGTTTTGTTCCCCATGATCTTCATCGCATTGAACGATAAGGTCTACAGTTTCACCAACAGATTTTGCTCGGATTTGAGTGAAGATATACTCGATATCAAAAGTGGCGAGTTTATCAACATCAATCTTGTCTAATGTACATTCTTTGATAACATTTTTCAACGTATCAATCATAATCATAAGATCTTCAGATTGCTGAGCAATTAGTAAAGACTTTTCTTCTTTAATAAGAAATGGACGAAAACGAACAGTCTTATTAGTTGAAGGGATAGTTAGATTATACGTTGGTGTATTTTGTAATGGTAAAGCCATATTATTCTCCTGACAGTTTCTTAATCATCTTGTTCAATTCAGTGGTACTACCAACAAAGATAGCGTTGTTGTTTGTTACCTGTTTAGATGTATCCTTTCCTGGATCGTCTAATTTCTTTTTCTGTTGATGTAAATCTAATAATTGCTGGTTGATATCAGCCAACTGTTTCATTAGATTTCCAACTAC